CGGCAATAAAACAATGATCAAATTCTTTGATAGGCTTGTCCTCGCCTTTAAGTCCCGCCTTTTCATCCCACCTATAAGTTTGAAACTCACGTATCGTGTTTTCACAGCAGCGACACACTTTGAAAGTTCCATTATTGATGAGAGTACTAACATATCTAATCCCATTAATAACATCGTTGTCAGCATCTACTACGCCAGAAATTCCCTGTCTGTGCATTTCAGCTTTAAACGAAGCGGCTGACGGGTCAACTATTATCAATCTTACGTTTTTTTCTCCAATAAATTTTATTAGGTCTTCGACTGTTTCCGTGTCAGTTTTTTGTCTGTAATTTGCTCTACTATCATAATAATACTCTCTCTCCAACCATACATTAGGATAAAGCTTTCTGCTATATCCAAATAATGTAAAAGCTGTCGGGTTAGCTGTTCCGTAGTCAATTCCTATAATGTAATACTCTGCCGGTCCTGGTGGAATTGATAAAACATCCGTTTCTTCATTAAAGAAGTCGTAAACGGTTCCCTCGGCAAGTACCCAGTCGCCGTCAATATAACGTTTGTACCAAAGACCGGAATATTCACGCTTGAGGTTGTCAATATAGTCCTTAGTTAGCGACGGGTTGTCGTCTAACTTAAACTTAAAGACACTCATGTCGAGGTTGTCTTTACTTAGGTAATCAGTTTTAAGCCAATGAAAGGGGCTATCGGGGTTAGTTGTGCCAAATAGTTGCGCACCAGCTACGCTAAGGCGGGAAAGAAGCATGCGAAAGAAGCCATGAGGGATAAGGGTAAGCTCGTCAACGTATGCCATGGCAAGCGTAGATCCCTGTATACGGCGCTGTGCGCGCTCGTCGTTGGCCCCTACAAGGAAGATTATGCGCCCAAATAGATTGAGTTGTGTTGTCTTCGGTGTTGGCACTGGCGCGCCGACAAGGGCACACAACTCGCTTATAATGTTACGTTGTATTGAGTCCCTAGAAACCCCGATGATCATAGCATGCCCAGGCGGGCCTTGCTTGAGTGCTTTCATAAACCGCACTATAGAGATAAAAGTCTTACCAGAACGGACAGCTCCTTCCCAGAAGTTTAGGCGCTTAGTAGATTCCCGGTATGATTCCTTTTGTTTTTCACTCAGGCTCATTTTCTACGTTGGTAACCCCTGACAATTGATCGACACCTTTAATCAGTTCCAGCGCTGTTTTACTTATTGCTTCAGCCATGTTTTTGTCGGTATCGCTTTGTCCTAAGCGGTTTTTACCTAGCCAGATGAGCATTGACGTGTTGCCTTTTGTAGCAACTTTCATCTGTGCCACTTTTAGCAAAACGTCGCCACTGGCTCTCTTTTCTTGTAAATAAAGGGAAAAATTGGTTTTTTTTACTTCAAGACAACGGTCGTAAAGTGTATCTGGTCCTATTCCAAGCCTAGCAGCAATTTCTGTACCAGTACACCCTGCTTCAAGGTATTTATCTACTAAATCCCAATCGATTTTTTTCCGTTTGGCTCCAGCTTTTTTTTTCTCTGTCATAGAAAACCTTAAAATATTGATTGACTAAAGATAATTAAAATTCATGCCCACAAGAGGGACAAGTAGTTAATTTTTTTTCCCTTTCAGGCTTTTCATTTTCTTCAATTTCTTCAACGTCTTCTGCAAAACCAAGCTCTTGCAATTCAAAACCCCATTCGAGCAAGTCGTCTATATCAAAATTATTTGCTAGAGCATCAAAGTCAAAACTTCCGGAGTTGCGATTTAAGCGTATACACAGCTCATCGACTTCTTCGTCGGATAAAGGGGTGTCTGGGACGTAGGCGTCTACTTCGTTATACCCCATTTTCTTAAGAGTGCGTATACGCTGGTGGCCGCCTATGATCTTGTTATCGCTATTGACGACAACCGGCTCGCATTGCCCGAACTTTGTTAAGCTTTTCTCTAGCTGCTCGGCGTCGTTTTTAGTTAGCCGCCTCGGATTCTTGCTCAGAGCCTTCAGGTCCTTGATCTTCCTCTTCTCGAGCTTCCATTGCATTTTGATGACTCCAAGGGTTAGTGACGCGATCCATGACGCTTATCAATTCGCTTTCTGGGATAGGCGCGTAGTTCCAATTTTCTACGCTCACGCATATTTTTCGCTCGACGGAGCGTATCTTCCAAGCTGAATGGACGTGGCCGTGTAGTTGCCAAACGTTAGGGGCCGACACGTTGAAAGGCTCATGGCTAAGGTAAGCCTCATGTTGCCCTATCTTGATATAAGCCGACTCAATGGAAGCAACGAAGCCTAGGGAACGCATAGCGGTGGGGTTAAGATCATGGTTGCCTCTGATAAGTATCTTCGTGCCGTTAAGCTGCTCCATAATCTCCCGCATACGTTCTTTCTTATGGATGCCGAAGTCTCCAAGGTGGTAGACCAAGTCGTCGGGCTTAACCTTTTGGTTCCAGTTAAGGATAAGAAGCCTGTCCATTTCCTCTACAGAGGGAAAGGGCCGCTTTTCGTACTCGATAATGCGCTCATGTCCGAAGTGAGTGTCCCCGACAAAATATATCATAGATGAACCAGCCTATCCCCGCGCTTTATGGCTTCCAGTAGATACCCGAAGGCTTGCGTTGCTTCCTCCGCAGACCCAAACTCTAGAGGTACCAAGCTGCCGTCTAAATATTCTAAGCAAATATTTTCTTTGTCCACAAAAATTTGAGAACAACAGGACGAGTTATACGTTTGTTTTCTATACCCCTTATGAATAATCCACGTCATTTACAAGCCTTCTTACCTTTAACCTTGTTAATTTTCTTGATGAGCTTCTTGTCGTCGGCCTTTTCTTTAGTGAAGGTTTTCATGTCTTCCTTAAGATGAGCTTTTATCTTCTTGAGGATCTTAGGCTTTTTCTTAGCTTTCATTTTTTCACCTTCTTTTTTGGTATGTTGGCACCGGCTTTACGAGCTTGGCTCAAAGCTATAGCCACCTTCTGCTTATGGGGCATTGAGGGCTTTTCTTTGTTAAGCTTTTTGATGGTCTTACCTGGGTCTTTACTTTTCGGCAGCGGCATCTTTAGGGGCCTCTTCTTGAGCTTTGGGCTTCCTTACGACTAGAGGAGTACTATCGCCTTTGACTTCAATATAATCCCATTTGCCGGCCGTGACGATGAAATTCGACTCGGTGCATTCTTCGTTAGAGAAGAAAATGAGCATCCCGCTTTCGACCGTTAGTCCTTTAGCTTCGACTTCTTCTTTTTTACCGTTGATTGATACGACGTACATGGTTGTCTCCTATACTTTTTTGATAATTTCAATTTCTACCGGATACGCTTCTTCCACTAAGCGCTTTTTAATTTTAAAGGACTCTGTTTCTGGCATTCCTTTAACATCTACCACCCTAACGGTACCGTCCTTCCAGAACTCTAGGAAATCTGCCCTATAGGTATTCCCTCCAGGCAAATCGAAAAGGGGCTGCCGCAAGAACATAACGACCTCGCCGGCGGCCACAAGCTGGTTGAGCTTTTGAAAATAACGCGCTTCAAGCTTCGACGGAAATTTAATCCCGTTTGCCGTTGCGCGCTTAGCTCCGAACTTGTGTTTTACCCTTCGCTTAAACATATTATACTTTTTATCATAATATGCTATTTTTGCAAATCATTTGCCAAATTGACGAAAATCTTCCATTCCGTCTAAGGAAACAATCGTATTTTCGGTAGCAAACAATCGGCTGGCAATACGTTGCCCATAGACTTCGTAAAAATCTTGTTTTGACAGATTGCTAGTGAACATTGTCGGCATCATATTTTCATAACGGAAATCGATGGCTTCCATTAAAACTTCCTCACGCCATTCGGTATGCCCCGAGGAGCCGACGTCATCGATTATAATAAAATCGTCATCAAGAAGGCTGTGCAGGTACTCAAGATAATCACCACTCGAGTTATCGCTTATAGACTGCCGCACCTTGCGCAATAGGGTCCTTTCGCTATAGGCACGTACATGTCTAAACCTTGGTAATTTTTCCATGATGTCGGCCAATATAGCGGCGGACAAATACGTTTTGCCGGTGCCGGCTGGTCCTGTT